TGCCAGTTCTGCCATTCAGACATGGCCAAAATCTACTCAGTCCCTAACATCCAGTTCAAAGGAAGCGGTTTTTACAGCACCGATTCTTAAGTTATTAGACCTATTTTGCGGGGCTGGTGGAGCCTCAAAAGGCTACGCAATGGCAGGCTTCGAGGTTACTGGTATTGATGTCAAGCATGGCAAGCGGTATCCATTTAACTATATTCGCGGAGATGTCAGGGATTACCTATATCCTGAGTTTCTACAGCAATTCGATGTAATTGCGGCTAGTCCACCTTGCCAGACCTTTAGTGCTACACAGCATCTTAGAAATGCTCAGGGCAAAGGCACTACTAAAGTAAATATGATCCCAGAAGTCCGAGAAGCGCTTATAGCTTCAGGTAAGCCTTATGTCATTGAAAATGTACCAGGTGCTCCATTAATAAATCCTATTCAGATGTGCGGTTCCTACTTTGGGCTTAAAGTGCGTAGGCATCGCCTATTTGAATCTAACCTTAAACTCCAAGGCGTTCCATGCAATCATAAAGCCCAGGGTAAGCCAGTAGGTATATATGGCTCTATGCGCGATGAGATTCCTAATGGTGGACACACAGCTAAGACCATGGAAGAGGCCAACGAAGCGATGGACATAGACTGGATGATCTGGAGTGAATTAGTAGAATCCATCCCACCTAAATATACGATGTATATAGGCAACCAGATTCGACACGCGATATGACCAGCACTTATACAAATGAACTTGACACGGCTGGTACTCTACAGGCTAGAGCCCTTAAGGGGCTCACACCGGGCCGCCTGCGGTTAGCCCGGGGGGTAGCCTTCGCTATTGGGATAGCTCTATCTATACCAATGGCTAGTGCAGATAGTGGCTCAATAGATGCCATAACTCCTAAGAGATATATCCAATTAGCATTAGATAAAAGAGAAGCTATATGTCTCTCAAGATTGATTGGTAAAGAATCTGCTTGGAATCCAAAAGCAGTAGGCAATCTCAATAGCCCTAATAAAGAATATGTTTATGGACTATTACAGCTGAAGAACCCAATCGTTAAGGACAAGTCACCTATTGAACAGATACACTATGGACTTAAATATATAGATCATAGATATCAAGGCGATACATGCAAGGCATGGAAGCATTGGAAGGATAAAGGATGGCACTAAGAGGGAGATTCTGTTGGCTATTAGGCCATCGTTATAATGGACTTAGTTATGAGCATATTCATTATGCTTATTGTCGTCATTGTTTAGAGCATATCTATGTCAAGTCTTAAAGGTACTGGGTCATCTAACAAGTGGCGCAAGATAAGGGAACAGATCATCAGAAGAGATGGATGTTGCCAGATGTGTGGGTCAGATGAACGCCTAAGCGTTGACCACATAGTGCCACGCATTGCTGGTGGAGATGATAACCCTAATAACTTGCAAGTATTGTGTTCCAGTTGCAATAGTTCTAAGGGGGGTAGGTTTTTTGATAGGCCAAGGACACCCCCGACCCTTCCTGTTTCTTTTTACCCCGAAAACGCCTCAATCAGCCACTATCGGCTTGAATCGGATGAGACCCAGTCATGACGACTCAAAACGGCTCTATCGGGCTGCAAACGGCTGAGGTAGGGGTAACAGAACCTCGTTATGGCTCCCAAGTGCCTAGAATCCGCTCAAAGCCTAGTGATCTACCTACTCGGGGCGATGAGATGATTCAGTTCTGCAAAGACATCGGATTTCCTTTGCTCCCTTGGCAACAGCAACTTGCTCGAGACTGCCTTCGATACAAGGCTGATGGCCGTTGGCTACATCCACTCATAGGCATCATGCTTCCGAGACAACAGGGCAAGTCGACCTTCATGGCGCTGCGCATCCTCTTTGGAATCTATGTCCTAGGCGAGAAGATGCACCTGGCTACAGCTCATAAGTTGACTACTTCATCTGAAATCTTCTTTAAGGTCTCGGAGATAATAGAGAATTCTCAACTGCTCCTGGATAACTTTGCCAAGAAGTACGAATCTAAAGGATCGCAGGAGATTCGGTTTAAGAATAAGGCTCGCTACTTAATCAGAGCCGGTAACTCAGCTGCTCGAGGTATTGCCGCACCCGATGTAATCCATATTGACGAATTGCGTGAGTTCGATACTGAAGATGTTTGGAGTTCGATGCGTTTTACCCAGATGTCAAACTCGAACCCCCAGGCCTATGTTTATTCGAACGCAGGCCATGCTAATTCGGTTTTATTGCATAAGTTTAGAGAGCGCGGCATTGCAGCCAGCGAAGGAGCCGATGATTCTATTGGTTGGTTTGAGTGGAGCGCTGAACCGGGTGCCGATATAACAGACAAAGAAGCCTGGTACCAGAGCAACCCATCATTAGGCCACACAGTCCATGAAGATAATATCAAGGACAGCCTTTCAGATCGTGAAGATATCTTTAGAACAGAAATTCTTTGCCAGTTCGTCTCGATGATTAACCCAGTTATCTCAGAAGCCGAATGGAAGAAGTGCAAGGTCGATAATCTGCCTCAACTAGATGTCGAAGCTGATACTTGGATGGCGATAGATCTTAGCCCGGACAGAAAGCATGGCTCGTTAGTTGCAGGCCAAAGAATTGATGGGGATAGGTTCCAGGTAAGCCTTCTTCATACTTGGTTTAACCCAGTCAACCTCGATGATAAAGAAATGGCTAACGATATTGCTTACTGGGTTCGCAAGTTCCCGGTTAATGCAGTTGCCTATAGCAAGTCGACAGCCTCAGCGGTTGCAGCTCGATTAGCGCCGGCCGGAATTCCTATCCATGAAATTACAGGCCAGGAGTATCAGCAATCCTGCGATGAATTCGTATCGGCGGTCTCTAGCCTTCGCCTTGCACATTCAGATCAAGAGGAATTAACCAAGCAAGTTCTTAGCGCCGTTAAATTAACTCGAGGCGATGGCGGTTGGGTCATGGGGCGCAAGGCTTCAGGAATTGTCTGCGGTGCAGTTGCTTCAGCAATGGTTACTCACTTTGCGACACGCGCTGAATCTGAAGTAGACATTCAGATAGGATAATGTCTGGACAATAGCGTATAATATGTCCAATGGGAATCCGGGACATCTTTACGCAATCTAAGCCAGTAGTCGAGCTTACAGTCGATGCTGCTTCAACCCCTGCGCCGTTTAATAACACGGCTTCATTTAATCCTTTTGTATTTACTCAATCAGTTGCTACTCGCCAGCAAGCAATGGCAGTTCCAACTATTGCGCGTGCTAGAAATATTATCTGTTCAACACTTGCCAGCCTTCCACTTGAGCAATATTCAAAAATCGATGGATCACACATGGGAACACCGGCTGTAATCAATCAGCCAGACCCACGAGTTCCCGGTTCTGCTATTTATGCCTGGCTTGCTGAAGACCTTCTCTTTCATGGCGTTGCTTATGGTCAGGTCATGGAGCAGTACGGAGATACAGGCCGCGTTCGCGCCTGGACTCGCGTTGCACCAAATCGCGTAACTACCAAACTTAATGATCTACAAACAGAAATTATTGGCTATCAAGTAGACGGCTCAATCGTTCCAACTCAAGGAGTCGGTTCTCTTGTTGTGTTCTACGGACTTGATGAAGGCGTGCTTAATCGCGCAGGCCGTACTATCCGAGCCAGTTCCACTTCAAGTTCTTAAATCAAACGGCACTAACCTTCCAGCAGAGCGCATTTCAAAGCTTCTAGAATCATGGCGTACAGCCAGACTTACTAAGTCAACAGCGTTTTTAAATGCTGATGTTGAATTGCAAGCGTTGGGCATCGATCCTGCCAAATTGCAGCTGAACGAGGCTCGTCAGTATGTCGCGCTGGAATTGGCTCGCGCTTGCAACCTTCCTGCATATTTTGTAAGTGCTGAAACTACCAGCATGACTTACAGCAACTCAGTATCAGAGCGCCGTTCGCTTATTGACTTCTCAATGAAGCCAATCCTCGCAGCTATTGAACAGCGCCTATCTATGCCGGACTTTATCGCTTCAACTGGTGAGATTCGCTTCTCGCTAGATAATTTCTTGCGTTCAGATGCTCTACAGCGTGCGCAGGTATACGAGATTCTTAATCGCATTGGCGCTATGAGTGTCGAGCAGATTAGAGAAGAAGAAGACCTTATCGATAACAAGGAGAACGCATGAAGATAACTATGCCAGTTGCCATTACGGCAGCAGATGCAGAGTCTCGAATCATCGCAGGCCGTATCGTTTCATGGAACGCTGAAGGCAACACATCAGCAGGCCGCACAATGTTCGAACCGGACTCAATCACAATGGCTAAGAACACAAAGCTCGTTCTTCAGCACGATACTACTCGCCCACTTGGCAAACTTATGTCATGGGAACAGGATGCAACAGGCATCACAGCAGAATTTAAGATCGCCAAGACAACAGCAGGCAACGATGCTCTCGAGGAAGCCGCAACTGGCCTTCGCTCAGATTTCAGCGTTGGAGTCGATGTTCAAGCTTGGGATAACAAGGGTGGCGTAATGGCTATCAGCGCAAGCAACCTCATCGAGGTCAGCCTTGTCACAGATGGCGCTATTCCAGGCGCAGAAGTCGCGAAGGTAGCGGCAGAAGATACCGAAGTTTCTGAGACAACTCAGGAAGAAACACAATCAACCACAGAAGGAGAACAAGTGTCAGACACTACCGTTCCAGAAGTTGCTCCTGCCGCAGAAACGGTAGAGGCTGCAAAGGTT